TGGTGAATAGTCTTGTAATTCTAAATGTAAATATAATGTATGTATGCTTTGATAGGTTAAATCAATCCAATGGTTATTATTTGCCAATTCTTTCATTAACATTTTCATTGTGTTTGGGAATCTTTCCTCATCAGTCTTTAGCACCTCTAAATGCTTTGGACTTAGTCTTTCTAATAAGTTCATATCTCAACCTCCCCATCGCCGTTACATTGTTCACATTGATCCCAAACATTGAATGATGCATCACCGCAATGCGTACATTTGTTATCTACTATCTTTTCGCCGCAACAATCAGAATAGAATATTTTGCCCCATCCATCGCATGAACTGCAAGTCTGCATAGCTGGGTAATTGACCTCATTTCTGTCATAATGCACTACTAGGTTATGTCCCATAGGTGCTGAGTTAATCATGTTATCCATTTGTTTTCTTAGTTAAATAGTCACATACTCCGGCTAATCCAATAAGGACCGCCGACATAATAATAAAAAAGATGATAATTTCCATATAGCAAGTTTTAATCCGGAACATCCCGGTACTGCCAAATCCCCGCTTGACTGATCAAGCGAGGCGACAGATTCCTGACTTGCAGGAACAGGAATGTTATCTTGTTAATTCTCTTATTGCTTGTTTAAGTTCATTTAATTTAATTTCTCTTTCAATTCTTGCTTCTGGATATTTATTTAATTCCCATTCTGAAAGACATTTTTCAATTAGGAATAATTCTTTTTCCAAAATTTCAATAGCATAATTTCCCATTATGCCCATAACATTTGGTTATCGGTATAATTACCATATTGATCCATTTGCATTTTTACAGGATACAAAGAAGGTGCTACTTTTTGTAATTCAGCAGTAACAAAGCCTCTGAACATATCTTTTGCAACTGTTGTATCAAAAGTATAGGTGTCTAAAATTATTTCAATTTCTAATAAAACATCTGATAAGTTCATAGTTCTTTCAGATAAAGAAGAACAAGCTTCCATTCTCGCTTGATTAATAGCTTCTGTTACAATGTTAGTGATTTGAGTTTTCATAGTTTGCAAGTTTTGCGCAACCCTTTATTGAATTGCTGATTCAAATATATAAAAAGTTATTTAAATAACTATACTTATTAAAAAATATATTTTTAATGACAATTCTATGACAATGTCAAAATAGTCTAATAATCATTGTATGATCCTTTAAATTCTTAATATGGAATACTTTTCCGCTCTCTTTATGCAATTTACTTGCATTGTTACGCCATACCTGCACGTTAGCAAATACGTTCATAACCTCGTTTATCTTTAGATTTTCTAGTTGTTTTCTATACATAGTGCAAATATATAATTATTTTTATAATATCTTGCCCTTATAAATCAATGATGTATTATTTTTGAGATTGCCATTTAATTTAGCGCTTAATGTACAAATAGGAATTTTATGCGCTATTGCAGCATCAGTCAAACTTTTATATGTAATTCCAGATAAAACATCATAAACAATTTTAGATTTTGTTTGTTTATTAAAATTAATTGTTGCTAACCTTTTATTTTCTGTATTAACTTTTAATCCTGTACACCAAGCATGTTTATGATTTTCTGATTGTGTACACCACTCTAAATTTTCAACACAATTATCTGTTTTAATTCCATTTTTATGGTTTACTATATCTTTCCCTGATATTAAAGGAATAAAAGCATTAGCAATTAACCTATGCAATAAAAAGTATTTTGGATTTTTATTTAAATAGAGGCACGCTTGTTTATATTTCTTTTTGCCATCAAATCTATCTTTTAGTATTTTTTCCTTTTTATGATAAATGCTTTTAATTCTACCTAAATTACTAACCATATATAATTTTTCGTAACCTATAACATCTTTCCAAATTTCCATATTTTATAGTATTTTGCCTTTTAATATTCTAAAATTCCTAACATTATAATTACCATTTGAACTAGTTTTAATATGAGCAAAACCATGTGAGTAATTATTTGATACAGGATTATACTCAGGTTGTAATTCTGATAAGCAACCCATACTCCAACAGGTAATTAAATCGCCACCAAGTGAAATCTCAGAATGTTCTGATACTCGATGCGAATGACCAACAAGAGCACTTTCCTTTGTTTTAAGAAATAATCCCCTTGCTGGATTAACTGGTGCACCAAACCCTCTAAAAAATAAATGACCATGATGTAAACTTAACTTACCAGCTTTTATAATAGTTTTATCATTTATTGTATGTATTCTTTCCTCATTTAAACGCAATCTTTCATCTAATCTAAAGTAAGGATCATCAAATATTTCAGGCGCTTTAGCCATTAGCCAATGTTCATAACGTACATCGTGATTGCCAAAAGCCCAATAAATTTGAGCATTAGGGAATGTTTGTCTCAAAATAACTAAAAATGCTTTAGTTGTATCAAACTCATGTTTTATTGAGCGCTTTCTTGGATCTTTTTCATATCTTGATACGCCATAAAAATCCATGACATCGCCTAGCATGATAATTGTATTTACTTGCTGCTCTTTCCCATAATTTAAAGCCGCAGTAATAGCATCAATCGAATGGTAAGGAATATGTAAATCAGAGATTAATAGAATGTTGTTATCAGCCACAGGTAAAACATAAGGCTCTCTTATCTTTTCTTCTGAGTCTGGGAGTTTATACGGATTGTAGTTAAAGGTTTTTTCGACATATAAGGATTTATCATTATACTCTCCATGCCAAATACTTGCAGGTTTTTTGCCTTTTATTGCCCTGATTGAACTTCTAACTGTCTCAATACCCTTCCAGACTAAAGGATGGTCAGCATATATCTTTTTAGCCATTGTTAAATCAGCATGGTCAGGGAATCGTTTTAAATATTCCCTGATTATTTCGTGTTTAAGCATAAGGAAATTTTTGTTTTTGCGTTCAAATCAAATCCTTATCGCTTTTGTATGGTATGTAAACAGTTTTACCATAAAGTTTTTTAGCAACTAGAATTTCATTTTTTAAATTCTTAGCATCGTATGATACATGAACCCAGCTTGCTTGACCATTTACAGGAAATTCAAATATTAATTGTTTGTATTTTAGGTTATCCTTAATAAAATAAAATATTTCATTATTGCTAACTGATGTTCCATCATTGTCAATATCTATGGCAAAACCAAAACAATGGTCAGATGTTTTACTAGCGCCTTTGGTAATAGAATTTAATTCCTTGCTTCTATATCCGGATGATATATGAATAGGAACGCCAAAATGCTCCCTGATAGGCTCGAATATCTTTTCAGCCAATAGCATAAAGTTTGCTATATGTTCACCTGTTGGCATATTACTTATGCCGTTACGTTTAGCAGAATCGCTACGTATAACCTCTGATAAATCTAAATGTGTAGATAATTTCATTTCTTTTTAAATATTTTCTCTGCTGATGTTAATCCTAAACAACCAAAAGCCAACAAGGCTACTGATTCCACAAGTATGGTTGATGGTGCAGTATGTTCCTCGCTGAACGAGTTATGATACATAGTAACGCATAAAGCAATAACACAAAGCAATCCACATAAACGCTTCATGCTTAGATTTCCGTTCTCATCTTTAAAAAACTCTGTCATAATGTATCCTTTTTACTTTTGCCCCAAAAGTTTTTCTTTTCTGTCACAAAAACAGTATCCCTGATAGTCTGCACTTGAATCTCAACTCTAGTGTTTGCTTTTGCTTCAGCTACCTGAGTAACTAATTCTGCTATTTGCTTTTTGTCTTGAATAATGCTTTGCACAGTTTTATTAATTATTTTAGCCTCTTTTTTTGTCGCCTCAACAATACTGCTATCCATTACCTTTTGGCTTTGCTCTATTTTCAAGAGTAAAGTATCGTATTTATTTACCTGCTCAACTTCAGCCGTTGTACATGAAGATAAAAGCAGTATGAATGCTAAATATCTCATTTGATTTTCTGTATTTTACCTAATGATTCCAATGTGCTTAATTTTGCAGATGCTCCACTCATTGCGCTCTCGCACTTAATTAGTGATTGCCCCATAGCATCCATCTTGGCTTCTAGCTTTTCAATCTTAGCACTCTGAGCCTCTAATTGACTATTAAAGTTACCTCTAATATCTATGTATAGAACGCTAATGCCAATGATTACTAGAAACATTGTACCTACTACTGGATTTTTGCTAAAATCTTTAAATGATACAGGTAACGGATTTGTTAAATTTTGTTTGATTGCCATATTTATAATTTTAATGAATAACCGATTGAATATCCAGACATTCCATAACCAACGCTAAATAAGCCTCTCTGCCGAGTTTTAAATGATAGGCTAATGTTGTAGTTTACTCTGCTCATATCATTGCTTAAATCGCTTCTAAATCCTATGTATAAAGCTGATTTAGGTTTGGCTTGTATATTGTTTGTTATTGTTATGGTTTTTTCTTGGATTTTGGCTTTGAATGACCTGCCGATGATTCTGTTTTGGCTGATGGTATCTCGGATGATAAAGATGTTGCTATCTTGTCTGATTGAATCAGTAAATTCTTTAACTTGCTGATAATCTTTAACAATGTAGGTAGTATCATAATTTTGCTTATAAATAGTGTCTAAAATCTTAAATGGTATTTTATCGCCTTTTGTAAACTTGGTAAATTCTTTAGTGACTGTTACTGTATCAACTGTAGTTGTTGTAATCGTTTTATTCTTCCGTTTAATATAAAACAAAAAAACGGACATTAATATCAATAAAAATATCAGTCCGTTCTTAATCATCTAAATTTTTAGTTGCTCGGTAGTAATACCTAATCGCAAATAATCCACTGATAATGGCAACCAAAGAGGCTAACAAGGTAACTAATGGTTGAAAGTTTCCTATGCTAACTATGGCACTTGAAATGCTTAATATGGTTGCTAAATCTGCGTTATGGTTTGTCATCTTTAATCTGCGGTTGTAACTGTTTAACTAACTCGGCTGCTACTGATTTGACCTGAATGTGCGGACTTGTGCTTTGCTCTATTACTGCTAATACTGCCTCCCACTCTTGTACTGTTAACTCAACTTTTAATTTTTGTACTTCTGTTTGTACTTCTGGTTGTAATTCTTCTTTGGTTTTCATTTTTGTTTTTGGTTTATCAAATGTACTTGTTTTATTCTAAATTATTATCAGTCGGTATTATCGGCTCAGATTTAGGCTCAGTTTGAGGCGTAACTTCTGGTACTATCGGCTCAATAGGTTTGATTAATGCTTTTAATTCTTCAATTTGTGCTTTTAAATCGTTTATGATTTCCTCATGCTTTTGCCATCCTGCAATTAAATGAAATGTAAAAGCAGTCTTATCTACTTGCCAATTTTTATATTCTTCTGTATCAAATAATTCAGAATCGCTACCAACAGAAACTGCACCTTTATAGGTTTCATATAATTCTTGTGCAATTACTCCAATTTGTGGTTTATTTGTTTCATCTGCTTTCCATGAAAATTCTCTAATTTTAGTTGAATTAAGAATATCAATAGATTTTTGCTTATTAGAATCACCAATAAGATTTTTAAGGTTTGCATCAGATGTTGTATTATATCTTGTTAAAGTAGAAGCTCTATTAAAATCAATGCTACCTCTTAATGTACCTCCTCCACCATCTACGTAAAATTCTATAAATTTATTATCACCAGAAGTTGCTTTATTCCACGCTTGAATAACAGGACTACTACTTGTAGAATTTTCACCACTAAATAGCTGAGCTACTGCTATTCCACTAAACGTAGCTGCACTTGTATTAAAAAGTAAAGGTTTATATGCTACTCCATATTCAAGAGCAGTAAAATAAAAATTATCTGCCGAATCGTTATATCCAAATATTGCGCCTTTTGTATTTGCAGTATTGTTTACGTATAACGATGAATTAGCAAAATTAGCACCTGAGCTGCTTAAAGATGTGCCAATTCTGCCTGTAAACGTAGCACTTGTACCACTTAATGCACCTGTAAGCGTACCACCTGTTAATTTTAAAAAAGGACCACCCATTGCTACTTCTGCTTGTGCTGCCTCGTAATATTCTAATCTTGCAGAAGTGTTATTATACGCTGCAATTCTGTTTGTTCCACTTGTATATTGTGGTAAATCAGCTTTTAGATTCCCACTAAACGTGGCACTTGTTCCTGTCAAACTACCTGTAAGCGTACCTCCTGTCAATGGTAAGTAAGCACTCAAATCAGATGTCAAAGCTAAAGTACCTGTAGCTGATGGTAGCGTATAGGTGTACGTTCCGTTACCTAAATTACCTGCATTGTTTATCGTGAATTTTGTTCCTGCTGAATTACTAAAATTTGCTAAATTTCCAGAGCCGTTATTGGTTACATATAAAGTTGCAAATCCTGTTGCATTATTTAAAAAATATCCACCAATGCCATTACCAGCAGTACCATTAATACCCGCTCCACCAGTCCCAGTAGATTCACCATAAATTGCCGTACCTGTTGTAGCACTTGCATACACTCCAAAACCTGTTGTTGCAGTACCTCTAATTGCCTTACCAGATGTTGCTACACTACCAATAATATCACCACTTGTGCCTGTCATTGATAATCCAATGCCATAAAGAGAACCTGTAAGCGTTTTATCTCCTGCAAAGGTTTGCGTCCCTGTGGTAACAACCCCACCAAATGAAGCTGATGCAGGTTCTAAATTTAATACTTGTCCTGTTAAGGTTGCTGCATTAGCATTTGGAGTTGAGCCAATAGCAGATAAAGTTACTGCACTATGAATATCGCTTGTTAGAGCTAAAGTACCAGTTGCACTCGGTAAAGTATACGTATAAGTTCCATTGGTTATAGTTGAACCTAATGTAAGCTGACCTGTAATCTTTGCGCTCCCTGTTACTTGTAGTTTATCAGATGTTGCATTTGTGCGTGTACCTAAAAGTAAATTACCACCAACCCATGTTGATGTAGTATCGGTATTACCTATCCACGTTCTATTACTTTCGGTTGCGCTTTCGCCTGTTGAATTATAACCTAAAAATATATTATTTGAGCCAGTTGTATTTGCAGAACCAGCTTGGCTTCCTATGCCTATGTTATATAAGCCAGTCGTATTATAATAAAGTGCTTGAACTCCATTTGCAGTATTATATAAGCCAGTCGTATTATTGTAAAGTGCTTGAACTCCATTTGCAGTATTACCCGCGCCAGTCGTATTATAATAAAGTGCTTGAATTCCATTTCCAGTATTAGTTGACCCAGTTGTATTGCTGAAAAGTGCTTGATATCCACTTGCAGTATTATATAAGCCAATCGTATTATTGTAAAGTGCTTGAACTCCATATGCAGTATTATATCCGCCAATCGTATTGCTGAAAAGTGCTTGATATCCACTTGCAGTATTATCCGCGCCAGTCGTATTGCTGATAAGTGCAGCATTTCCATTTGCAGTATTAGTTGCAATATTTCCACCACCTCTACCAATATTAACACCATTCACAACCGTATCAACACTAAAAGTCTTATCACCTGCTATCGTTTGCGTTCCTGTTGTTATTAAACCTCTATTACTTGCAGATGCACTCGGAATATTAAACGTATGGGTATCTACTGAACTCGCAATATTAAAATCAGTACCTGTACTTCCAACTGCAAAGTACTGAGCCTGTTTTGTTAATCCGTTTAAAGCCGTTAAACCATTTGAGAATGTTGTAACTATCTCTGATAAATGATTATCCTCTGTATGCAAGGTAATCGTTCTGCCTGAATGGGTAACATAAACCCGAATAGCTAACCTGTCTGTTATTGTTAAGACTGTCTCAGGAATACCTACAGATGTATAATAAATATCTATTGCCGTTCCATTTGTTATGCCCTCTGGCGTAGTTGCACTAGAACCTAACAAAGTAAATGTAGTGCCGTTATATTTGTAAACCTCTACGTAAAATGATGGAGTACCTCCGCTAGATGATGCGCTAAAGTACATCTCTACGTTCCAATTACCTGCCGGTATTAGTAAAGATGCAGGATCGTTTGCATCTGTTATAAACTGAGCAATATATCCATCAGAGCCGATAGTAAAATCAGTACCTGTCCCGATAACAGGCGTTTTATTCATTTCATAATAGGCATTGCCTCCTATTGTACCCTGACTAACAGACCCGTTAAGATAATAGGCAACCGATGATCCACCTCCCCCAGTTGTTGGGAAATCAGCCAAAGCACCATCACCTCTAATATACTGAGATGCTGCACCTATTGCCGTTACTGCTAAAGTCCCTGCGCTTGTAATTGGAGAGTTAGCAACCGAAAAAGCCGATGGCATTGTTAAACCAACTGAACTAACTTTGCTATTAATCTGGTTTTGTACTTTACCAAATGCCTGTAAGATTGTATCAGTAGCAACTACCGCACCTCCTGTTACTGATAAGCCTGTAAGTAACTTGCTTGTTACTCTGGCATCCGTAACAATACCTCCAACAGTTGTCCTATACGCTATCTGATTGCCTGAGATTGCAATAGGTATGATGTTAGCATCAACTACTGCGCTAGGTAAAGCAGCAAAATCCTTTAAATAAACTCCATTAATTACTGGCATATCTTTTAATTTACAAGTACATATTCATCACCGCCATTATCAACATAGGTATCAGTATCAGATGCCCAAACGTAGAATATTTGATTAGAATCAATTATTGCTCCATATCCTGTTATCGTTCCTGCAAATTTAATAAAATCCTCTGATGTTCCCGTTATCTCCAAATTCTCTAAAAATCCCTCTCCTGCATCTCCTTCATTTGTATCTAGGTTTACCATAGACCAATCCATAATCTTCCTAGACCTGCCTAAATCCTTAATATCATTCCATCCTATGATTGCCTGATCTACGGCATAAACCGCCTCAAAATTTACAGAATAAGAATGCAACTGACCTAATTGCTTTTGTCCCATTTCCTCTGTGCTTTTGCAAGTCTTAATAAAACTAATAGATTCGCTCAAGCTATTGCTTAATAAGCAACCTACTGGCAAGTCATTGATGTAAAGCATTAAATTAGTCATAGCCTGTTATACTCCCACTAAATTTTATAAAATCTGTAACCTCACCTAGTATCTCAAGATTCTCAATAAATCCTTGCCCTGCTTCAATATCAGGACCAACAATTTCCCAATTTACCTTAATTCTCTCTAACGCTTTTAAGCCACTCCATGACATTATACTGTTGTCTGTAGTCATAACACCTTCAAAAGGAATTGAGTAGGTATAGAGCCTTCCTAATTGCGTCTGAGCGCCTGACTGTGTAGTCTTGCAAGTACCGATAAAAGAAATCTGCTCTGATCTACTAACAGAACTTAAACACCCTACCGGTATATCATTTATGTATAACATCATGGCGTTCCTTTTACTGTTACCCGAGTTGTTGCTGCATAGTCTGGAGTTTTAACATAATCTAAAGCTATCTCCTCATTTACAATCCTGCCTAACACTGCTTTACAGATGTTCTGTTGCAAATCATAGTTAAGAGATAGATTCATAAAGTATCCTGTAATTGAGTTAATTGACCATCTAGTGACAGGATTAAAGTATCCAAATATAGAACCCTCAAACCTTACAAATGGTCCTGCGTATAACCTTTGTTTTTCTTCAACTGCAATCCTTAAAAATTGTTTATTAACCTCATAAGGAACTGCTAAAATAGACTCAGATAATCCACGCCTTACCCATCGTTCTGTTAAAGTAACCTCATCATCCTGATAAATAGCACCAACGTACATTACATTAGGACTATCACCATTAAAGACATTGATAGTCTCAGGTACAAAAGTAAATTTACCTGTTTGTGTTGCCGTATGTATCTCACCAATCTCATCCCCAAAATCTAAAAATACGTAAGCAGAAATCCGAGTATAAACTATATCATTTACAGTACCTGAAGGCGCTAATATTCTAAAGGTAACATTTCCGCTAATTGGAACGACATTAGATATAATTGTTTCCGTACCTCCTCCAACTGTTGACCTAATCTGATAATAATTTATTCCCGGAACGCCTGGAGTATTTGCCCAACTTCCATCTGCCTGTAAATAATAGGTGCTTAATCCATCAAATAAACTAATGACAAAATTCATATCCGTAGTCAAAGCAGGATTTAAATTTTCATATTCAATGATAAACTTTAATCTCTCTTGAACTGTAAAATTAGCCGTAACAGGTATTAGATTATTATTTTGATAATAGTTAGTCAATGTCGGATAAGTACCTCCATCTGAATAAAAGACTACGCCACCAGTTGGATTTAAACCTGCATACATTGTGCCTGTTTTAGTATAACCGGGAATAGTCACGCTATCACAAGGACCAATCGGATCACCTCCGCAACTTTGCCCTGCTCCTGTTAGATTTGGATTTGCTAATTTCTCATCTGTATTCTCAAGTTTACCATACAGATAAGCCATAGACGCATTTTTATATGGTCTATCTATCATCTTCATCTGGTCAGTATTGATATGGAAATAAGGCGATAAAATAACGCCTTCACTCTCACCTCCTAAAGTAGCATCTAAGTCAATCGTAACAGTAGGCTGATCATAAACTCTCTGCCCATCTAAATATTTTCTAAATGTTAAATCACCACTTAATGCCAATTCAGTTGGTCTATAAATATACCATTCACCACCGCTTTGTATCATCACCGCAGTCCATTCCTCAAGTATTGACCTTAGTACATCCTCGCAATTCATTGGAGTAAATTGGTCATCCTTTAGATAACGCTCACTATTTACAAAAGACAATGCCAGAGGATCGTATGAGTTGCCCTGAGTCATGCTCGTTTCATAAATATTAACGCAAGTATTTAAGACCAATGAAGGTGCATCTAATCGTATTAGACAGGCATTTATAACCTCTATAAAACTTTGCTTACCTAAATAGAAATTACCATCGTTCTGTACATAAGACAGATTTTTAAGCAATCCTAACCCATCAACTGCATTTACAGAAATTGGATAAGGTGCAAAGGTGAACGCTTCCTGACATCCATCTGGAATGATAAACCCTGACCAAATCAAACCTCCATTTCTAAAT